TCAGTCCTCCGTGTCTGGAAACACCGCCGCGGCCGCCGCCCGGCGCCGCCACCACGGCCCCAGCGCCGTCTCGCACACCGCCCGGCCCTGCCAGGCGTGGATGATCCGTTCAGGTGCGCTCAGGATCGCGCAGTGCTTGACCGGAGACCCCGCCCGCGCCCGGAACAGCAGCACGTCTCCGGGGCGCGCCGCTTCGGGCGCGATCAGCGTCATGTGCCGCCTCGCCGCCTCCAGCAGCGTCTCCCGCCCCCGCCGCTCGGCCCAGTCGGGGGTGTAGGGCGGCGGCGCCTCGGGCTCTGCGCCGCGCACCGCCCGCCACACCCCGCGCACCAGCCCCAGGCAGTCCGTCCCGGCCCCCTTCGCGCTGGCCTGATGGACGTAAGGCGTCCCGATCCAGTCGCGCGCCTCGGCGATCACGCGCGCCCGCAGGAGGCTCGGACAGGTCATCGCCGGCCCCCGTCCCGCCGCGCCTCGCTGCCCGCATGGCGCAGCAGCACGTCATTGCCCGGCATGTGAGGACATCCGCGGAAGTTGATGAAATTGCCGAACTTCTCCCGACAGGTATCCGCCCGCCCGTCGCACCCTGCGATGATTTCGAAACTCTCGCCCGGCTGCGGCGCCCGGCGGGCGGCGCCGTCCAGCTCCACCCGCCCCGGCTCATGGACGGCCACCCGCGCCTCGCCCCCGCTCCAGACGATCCGCCCTCGCGCGAACCAGCCCGGCGTGAAGCCCTCCAGCCCCGTCACGGCCAGCGCCCCGCCCTCCGCCTCGCTCACCGTGCCCGCCCCGCGCCAGGCCGCATCGCTCAGGTCGACGCCGCAGCGCCCGTCGCCCAGCTCCGCGTCGCAGGCCCGCGCGAACACCCGCCCGATCACCCGGTCCAGCCTCGCGCCCGGCCCCGCCAGGTCCGCGGTGAAGCCCGACGGCCCCCGCCGCACCTGCGCGATCTCCCCGGTGAAGGCCCGCCAGAACAGGTCCGGCTCGCTCCAGTCCGTCCGCAGGATCTCCACCCGCGCGCCGTCCCACAGCCCCGCATCCACGTCCTCGGGCGTGATCCGGTCCGAACTCAGCGCCCCGAACGCCGCGCCCCGCGCGGGCGCCCCCGCCTCGTTTCTCAGCGGCGCGGGCGACAGCTCGCTGGACAGCTCGAACGCCGTCCCGTCCGCGCTCACGGCCCGGTCATGGTCGGTGAAGCCGAACACCTGCCCGTCCCGGCGCGTCACCCGCCAGCACCAGCACAGCGTCGTCGCGCCCGACTCCAGGCGCGCTTGAAGTTCAGGATGAATGGGGATCACGCCCGCCTCCTCGGTCGGCAGAAACGAAAAACCCCGGCCAGATGGCCGGGGCGGAAAAGCTCAGCGATGAAAGTGGCTTATTCGGAAAAGGCGCCGCAGGGCTCGCGCGGCGCGCGGTGGCATCCCGCCTCCACATAGGGCTTGAGCCGCGCCTCGATGAAGTGCCGCCACACGCCCTCGACCACGCCCGCGACCTCGGCATCCACTTCCCCGGCCATCGCCAGCTCCACGGTGAAGGCGGTCGCACCGTCCCGGTCCTCCAGCATCCAGCTCGTGACCATGTCGAAGGCGTAGCCCGACAGGCCCAGCGGCCCCTGCATGCGCAGCGCGCTGGGCCGGCTGACATAGATCACCGTCGCGTGCAGCGCCCCGTCATCGCTGCCCTCGCGGAAGCGCTCATAGAACTGCCCCCCGAAGGCGGGCTCGATGACCAGCTCGGCGGGGTTCTCGGCGAAGGAATGGTCCCACCACCCCGTCACGTCGCCGGTGGCCGCGCCGAAGACCTCTTCGCGCGAAGCGTCGATCTCGATGGTGAAGCTCGCGCGGTATCCCTGGGGCGTGAACCCTCTCGGTCCCGCGCCGGGGCGCGCGTCTGCGGCCTGGGCCAGGGCGGCGGCGCTGAGCACTGTGACGAGGATCATGACCCGACTCCCTGAAAACTCTTTGCAATCTCGCGCGCGCCGCTCAGGTCTGTCCAGCCTGAAGCCGGACCTCGATCAGCGGCACGCTGGCCGCCTGCCCCGCCTCGAACCCGTCCAGCGCCAGTTCCAGCCGGTCGGTGTCGAACCGCGCAGGCGTGTCGAACAGATAGCCCGCCGTGATCTCCGCGCCAGCCTCCGGCGCGAAATCGAGAACCGCCGCCCCGTTCTCCAGCGAAACCGCCGCCTCCACCCCGTCCACCGCCACCCGCACCGTCCCCGGCACGGGCAGCGCGATGGCCCGCTCATAGGCGTCCGGCCCGGCGCCATAGCGCTTGATCAGGGCAAAGACCGTCCGCGTCCCGACCCGCTGATCGCCCGGTCCCGGCTCAACGGACGGCGCGCAGGACCTGTGATCGAGCGGGTCGCGGAACCGGAAAGCGTAGAGAGACGACCGCGCCTTGCTTCGAAAAACGCGACTAGATCGGAAAGTTCGTCCGCTGACCGCACCCCCGGCCCCGCGTCCCAGCGCCTGCGCGAATCCGCCCACGGACTGTTGCGCTCCTCCCGGCCCGAGGCCAGCTCGACCACCTCGGTCAGCCTTTCCGGCCCGCCCCGCGCGCCGAAGCCCGGCGCGAAGGGGAATGTCACGTCATGAAATCCGCTCAAAGCTGTCCGCTCCCCTGCCTGACCGCGCGGGCCACCGCCGCCGCGATCTGATTGTGCGACCGCCGCGCCGCCGCGCCCGCATCGCCGCCGCCCGCGTTTATCGTCACGTTGACCACCGCAGCGCCGCCCGCGGGCGTGATCCCGCCCGACCGGCCCGGCGTGAAAATCTCCGGCCCCCGCTCCCCCACCAGATAGCGCTCACCGCCCAGAACCGGCCCGCCTTCGGCCCGCGCGCCGATCACGGCGCCCGCGCCGGAAAACGCAGACGAAAGAAGACCTTCCAGCGGTCTTGTCACCGCCTGCTCGACGGCCAGCCGCGCCAGCGAGCCCAGCATGCTCTCCACCATCCGCTCCATGGACAGCGCCCCGCTCCGGCCCGCCCGTTCCATGGAATCGGAGATGGATCGCGCCGCCGTCTCGAACGCCGCGCCCACCCGGTCCGCCGCCTCTTCGGCGGACTGCGTCGCGCCCTCCATCCCGTCCTCGCTCCAGCCCGTCATGCCCGCTCCAATCTCCCCTTCACCAAACCCCGTCATCCCGGCCAAGCGCGTCAGCGCGCCGAGCCGGGACCTCGCCGCATGCATCCAGAGGTCCCGGATCACGCCTGCGGCGCGTCCGGGATGACTGGATCAGGGCTCGTCCGGATGCGCCGTCATCAGCCGCGCCAGTTCATCCCGCCCCGGCGGCGCGTCCCCGGCCCCGCCCGCCAGCGCCCGCCATTCGGCCACGCTCAGCTCCCAGAACGCGCGTGGGCTCAGGCCCAGCCGCACCGCCAGCCTCAGCCAGCCCGCCCAGCGCGGGCTCACGCGAACGCCCGCTCGAAGGCCAGCGCCACCGCCCGCGCCGCCTCGCCCGGCGCCACCTTCAGCGCGACCGGATCGACCGCCTCGCCCCCGCCTTTCGCCAGCGCGCCCAGCACCAGCGCCAGATCCGCCGCCCTCATCCGCCTCAGCCGGGCGCCCAGCGCCTCGAGGCCCTCCGCGCCCAGCCCGCTCTCGATCTCGGCCAGCGCGCCCAGCGTCAGGCACAGCGTCACCGTGCGCCCGCCCGCCTCCAGCGCCACCTCGCCCCGCTCGGCGTTCGCCATCGCGCGTCTCCTGTCCGTGTTGTTCATGATTGCCCGTTGCGCCGTTCCGCGCGTTGTCTAGGCTTCACGCCGAGGCCAATCAGGGGACCGACACTCATGCGCTATCTTTTCGCCGCCGCCCTCGTCCTGCCGCTCGCCGCCTGCGCGGGCATGTTCGAGGACGACATCGCCGAGCGCTGTCAGGGTCTGGAAGACCCGGTGCAGCAGCAGGAATGCTACGAAATGCTCGAGGCCGAACGCGCCGCGCGCGAAGCCCAGGGCGCCCAGCAGCCCGGCCCGGAAATGCCTCAGTAGGTCAGACCGGCTCGAATTCGAGCCGTCCGGCCGAGGCCAGCGAGATCGAGTAGGCCGCTTCCCCGTCATGGCGCCCGGAATATTCCAGCGCCGTGACCAGGAACGGCCCCTCGATCCGCCCGAAATCGGGCACCACCAGGCAGAAGCGCGGCGCGGCCTGGTCGAAGAAGACCTGCCGAATGCGCGCGTCCGCCTCCGAGTCCACGAAAATCCCCGCCCCGGTCACGCTCGCCGAGCGCACACCCGCGCCCGCGATCAGCTCGCGCCACCGTCCGGGGCTGTCCGCGTGGGTGGCGTCCACCGTCCGCGCGTTCAGCGAGATCGTCTTCGCCCGCAGCCCCGCCACGGTGACGAGCCCCGCCCCGTCCTCGATCTTCAGCAGCATGTCCCTGCCGGCCTGAGCCGCCATCGCCCTCTCCTTCGCGCAAAGAAAAAGCCGCCCGGCGAGCCGGGCGGCTGAAACGTGTCATCAGTTCACGATGGGCGTCAGCGGCAGCGATGGCCCTCGACGGTCACCGACCGCACATTGCCTTCACCGCAGGTCTCGACGGCCTTCCCCGCCATCGATGCGACCCGCGCGCTGTCCTTCAGCCCCATTCCCATCAGTCCGGCCGCGGCCAGAGTCAGTCCCACGCCGATCATCGCGATCATCCTGGCCGGTTTCATGATCCCTCCCGATCATCAGCCGCCCCGTCATGCGAGGCCGGTCGCTGGGCCGGGCAGCATGACCCACCGGTCTGCGGGGTCAACGCCCGCGCCCGACTTTTCCACAATCCGGGGTAATCACGCCGTCCGCTCCAGCAGCGCCCGCACCCGCACCACGCCGCCCATGGTCCGTCCGTTCCCGCTCTCAAACGCGTCCGAGTAGACGACCCGGCACATCACTGCGCGCCAGCCTCCGCCTGCGATCTCCGCTCCGTGCAGCGCCTCGCGCACCGCCCCGACCGCCGCGCGCAGGCCCTCCCGGTCCTCCGCCCGCGCCCGGATCAGCAGCGTCAGCCGGTGATCGACCAGCCCCGCCCCGTCCGCGTCGAAGGGCTCCGTCCGGCTCCGCCCGCAGGCCAGCCAGGGGAAGGCCGCCCCGCCCGGCGGCGCGTCCGCCGCGCCAGAGCTGAACAGATCAGGGCCAGCGGCCCTGAAAAGTGAGCGCTCCTACCCTTCCGCGAACTTCAGAAGCTTGATCGCCTTGAAGTCCTGCACGCCGCCGCCCACACGTTTGGTGGTGTAGAACAGCACGTAGGGCTTGGCGCTGTAGGGGTCGCGCAGCACCTCGATCCCCTGCCGGTCGACCACCAGATAGCCGCGGCGGAAATCGCCGAACGCGATGGCGGTCTGGCCGACGCCGATATCGGGCATGTCCTCGGCTTCGGTGACCGGATAGCCCATCAGCGAAGCCTCCGCGCCCGCCTCCAGCGCCGGCCGCCACAGATAATTGCCGTCCGCGTCCTTCAGCCTGCGGATGCGGCTGACCGTCTGGCGGTTCATCACGAACCGCCCATTGGCGCGATAGGCCGCCGCCGGGGCGTAGATCAGCTCGATCAGGGCGTCCGCGGGGTCGTCGGCGGCGAAATCGCCCTCCGCCCCCGTCACCACATGGCCCAGCTCGCCCCAGCCTTCGGTCCCGTCCGGCTCGGTCGGGTAGCTCAGGAAGCCCCTGGGCTTGTCCGCGCCGTCGCCGCTGACGAAGGCCTTGCCCTCGGCCTCGGCGAACACGTCGCGCACCTCCTCGGCCAGCCAGCGGTCCACGTCCACCAGCGCGTCGTCCAGAATGGCCGGCGTCGCGGCGGGCATGGCGTAGAGCTCGCCCACCGGATAGGCCTCCAGCGCAAGCTGGGGCGTGGCGCTCTCGGTGCGCGGCCCCGTCTCGGCGGTCCAGCTCGCGGTCAGCCCGCCCAGGCTGACCGGCTTGCGGAACGTGTGGCTGGTGGTCTGGCGCACCGTGGCGATGGCGCGGATGGGCGAGACCTCCGCCAGCATCCGGCTGATCAGCGCCTCGGTCTCGGGCGGGGCGACATAGCCGCCGTCCGGCCCGCTTCCGCCCGACAGCGCCTTGGCCTCCAGCCCCGCCTCGCCGCGGCGCATGTAGGCGGCGAAGGCGGACTTGCCCTCGCCCGGCGCGTCGCCGCCCAGCGCGGGCCGGCCCGCCTCCAGCACCATCCGGTCCAGCGCCGCCTTCTGCCGGGTCAGGGCCGCGTCGATGCGCCCGACCTTCTCCTCCAGCAGGGCGTCCGCCGCCCCCTTCGCCTCGATCTCCTCGAGCCGCCGGTCATTGGCGTCCTTGAAGCTCTCGAAGGCGCACAGCATCTCGGCCATCGCCTGTCGCGCGCCGGTGTCCGGCGCGGCCGTCTTGGTTTCACGCGTCATGGAAAGTCCCTCTTCCCGCCTGTTGAAATGATTGATGGTTCTTCCGGCCCGTCAGGCCGGTTCCAGCACGCGCAGCCGCGCGGCCTGGAGCATGGGGAAGGTCACGATGGACACCTCCCACAGATCGAGTTCGAGCAGCTCCCGCCCGCCGCCGGGCCGGGGTTTCGCGCGCACGGTCCTGAACCCGATGGACAGCCCGTCCACCGCGCCCTGGCCCACCAGCCCCGCCGCCGCCCGCCCGCGCGGTCCGGCGTCCAGTATCCGCCCCCGCACGAACAGGCCCCGCCCGTCCTCGCGGATCTCGTCCCACACGCCCACCGGCTCGCCCGCGTCGTGCTGGAACAGCATCCTCACGCCCTTCGAGCCCCGCCGGATCAGGCTGGCGGCGAAGGCGCCGGGCCGGACCACGTCCCCCGACCCGTCCGCCGCGCCGAACACGCTGGCATGCCCGGCCACCTCGAGCGCCCCGCCCGAGCCGTCATCGGTCCGCATCGGCCGATCTCCCCTGTGTTGGAAAAGAAAAGGGCGGGGATCGCTCCCCGCCCGCCTCACCCGTCGCCCAGCCGGCGCTCGATCCGGTCGAGCGCGGCGCGCGTGTGCGCGGCGTGCTCCTCCAGCCGCGCCATGCGCTCGTTGACCGGCCCCATCGCCTCCACCCGCGCCTCCAGATGCCGGATGCGCTCGCCCGTCGCCCCCGCCCAGATCAGCGCTCCGGCCGTCTGCAGCGCGATGGCCACCACCACGCCCAGCGTCACCTGACGCTCGAACCGCCACCCCGTGTCCCGCTCGCTCATGTCTTCCCTCCGATGAAAATACTCACCTCGTTGTGACCTGGGCTGGGAGAATCCGCCTTTGAACAGATCGAGTTATGCTTCGCATTCACCGCCTGTTCGCAACATGGCTGAATCCATTCCCTCAGTTTCCACTTGCTCTTTGCCGGTTTCCGCCAACTCTGTGCGCGCCATGCTTGATGGCGTCCCGCGCCGAGGAGGCGTCGATGAAAGCCGCATTGATCTCAGGACTGACCGCGCTCTGCCTGCTCGCCCCGGCCGCTTCGGCTCTGGACGAGCATCCTTTCGCCCTGGCCATCGGCAACACGATGGTGGGCACGTATGAGACCGGCGAGGTGGTCTCCGTCTCGTTCCATGCCGACGGCACCACCTCCATGGTCTTCCCCGACGGCTCCCCGCACACCGGCCACTGGATGGCCAATGAGCGGTATTTCTGCCTCGTCAACGACGCGGAAGACATCGACCTGGCCGACCGTATCCGCTGCGAGGAGAACCACACCGCCGGCAAGGCTCTGGGCGAGTCCTGGACCCAGACCGACAGCTACGGGTCCACGGTCGAAGTCGTGGTCAACGAAGGTCACTGACCCGGCGCGGCGGCTTCCAGTCCCAGAAGCCGCCGTTTCTCCGCGTCGGAGAGGAAGTCCGCCTCTCCCACCCGCTTCCAGCGCGTCATGCGCTCATCGCCCAGCGCGCTGACGGCGTCCTCGTCCACGTGCAGCCCCGCTTCGCCGGGCAGCCAGGCCGACAGCCACCCGCCCAGCGCCGCCGCCGTATTGCGCGCCAGCGGCAGCACCGTCTGGCGGTAGAAGGCGTGGTTGGCCTCGCGATAGTTCGAATAGGTGTTGTCCCCGGGCAGCCCCAGCAGCATGGGCGGCACGCCGAAGGCCAGCGCGATTTCGCGCGCCGCCTCCCGCCGCGCCTCGATGAAGTCCATCTCCGCAGGCGTCAGGCTCATCGGCTTCCAGTCCAGCCCGCCTTCCAGCAGCAGGGGCCGTCCCGCGTTCGCCGCGCCTGAATGCAGGGTCTCCAGCTCGGCCTTCAGCCGGTCGAACTGATCCTCGCTGAGCCGCGCCTCGCCCCCGTCCCGGCCCGTGACCACCAGCGCGCCCGAAGGCCGCGCCGCGTTGTCCAGCAGCGCCTTGGCCCAGGCCCCGCCCGCGTTGTGGACGTCCACCGCTCGCCCCGCGGCCTCCAGCGGCGGCAGGCCGTAATGATCGTCGGACGGGTTGAAGAGGCGCATGTGCAGCACGGGGCTGCGCCCGGTCGCCCGGTCGCGATGCAGCACCCGCCGCGTCTCGCCCGAGCGGTATTCCCAGCCATCCGCCCAGCCGCGCGGTCCGGGCAGCACCCGCACCCGGTCGGGGCGCAGCGCGAAGATCGCCGCCGGCCCCTCCATCCCCTCGGCCAGTTCCAGATAGGCGTTGCCCGCCACCTGAAGATGCCCGTGGAACATCTCCATCAGCTCACAGCCCGTCTGGTCGGGGTTGGGCCGGGCCAGCAGCCCCCGCATCGCCTCCCCCGCCCGCCCCTCGCCGTCGGCCACCAGCGGCGCCGCCGCGGCGGCCTCCGCGATCAGGCGCACACAGCGATGGGCCACCGCGTTGCGGCCATACCCCTCGCGGGCCAGCGCGCCATAGTCGCGCGCCGTCCACCCCGCCCGGGGCGCCCAGTTCATGGCCACGACCCGTCCCGCGGCCTTGCGCTCAAGGCCGAGCCATCGTTTCAGCATCCCGCTGTTTCCTTCTTTCAGATGTCAGATCGCGGACGGCCCCCGAAAAGCCAGTCCGTGAACCGTTTCCTCCCCCTGCAGGGGGAGCGGCGCGGAACCGAAGCCGCGCAGCGGCTGAGGCCAGAGAAAAAGAAAAAACCCTCCCCCGTCATCCCGGCCAAGCGGAGCGCAGAGCCGGGACCTCGTGCAGGAGAACCACGCGGTCCCGGATCAGCCCTGCGGGCCGTCCGGGATGACGGTGGGAGGGACCGCTTTCACAAAACCCGCACCCGCGGCTCCGCTCCAGCGTCGGTCAGCGCGGCCAGCGCCCAGACCAGCGCGTCCACGCGGTCGGGGCTGCCGGTGAAGTCCGGCGCGCCGAACCCGCACATCTGGTCTTCCAGCGCTGGACTCCGCACCGCGTGGCGCACCCGCCCGGCGGCATACAGCGCCGCGGCCGGCTCGGCCCTGGCCCTTTTGCCCCGGCTGGCATGGACCAGCCGCACCGGCAGGCCGGGACACGCCGCCTGCAGCACCGCGCGCACCATCTCCCCGCCCTGGTTGGCTTCGGCGATCACCCGGTCGGCGTCATGGACTTCGAACGCCGCCGCCACCGCCAACGCCCAGCCCTCGGGCCGGGCGGACAGCGAGCGGTCGGCCAGCACGGCGAACCGCGCCGCCCGGCCCCGGCCTTCCGCGCCCGCCACGATGATCCCGCATTCATCCCCCGTCGCGCTGGCGGGCGGGTCGACCGCCACCACCACCCGTTCAGGCTCGAAACCGGGCAGGCCCAGCGCCGCGTCGACCATCTCCCGTGTCCACAGCGCGCCTTCGGGGTCCTCGATCAGAGCGCCTTCCAGCTCCTGCCGGGCCAGCCGCGAGGCGCCATAGGCGGCCGTCATGGCCTCGATGAAGCCCGGCGCCAGATTGTCCGCATTCTCCGCCGTCGCCGCCCGCGTCGTCACCACGCCCGGCCCGGCCAGCAGGCGTTTGAGCGCCGGGATGGGCCGCGGCGTGGTGGTGATCATCAGCCGCGGATCGGCCCCCAGCCGCAGTCCCATCCTCAGCGTGTCCAGCGTCGCCTGCGGATGGCGCCACGCGGCGAACTCGTCCGCCCAGGCCGCGTCGAACTGCGGCCCGCGCAGCCCCTCGGGGTCTTCGCCCGAGAAACAGTGCGCCACCGCCCCGCACGGCCAGACCAGCCGCCGCCGCGAGGGCTCGAAGCGCGGCGTCTCCGCCGCCATCCCCACGTTCAGCAGGCCCGACGCCCCCTCCACCATCACCTCGCGGACATCCGCCTGCCCCGCCCCGATCAGGGCGATGCGCCTCTTTCCCGCCTTCACCTGCGCGCGCACCCATTCGGCCCCGGCCCGGGTCTTGCCCGCGCCGCGCCCGCCCAGAAACACCCAGACCCGCCAGCCGCCCTGAGGGGGCAGCTGGGCGGGCCGGGCGTACAGGCTCCAGGCCGAATGGGCGTTCAGCGCCTCAACCGGACTGAGCTGCGGCGCGAGCGGCAATTTCGGATCGAACACGCGCCTGGACATAGTCTTCGATCTCCTCCAGCACCTGTTCCAGCGCCGCATCGCTCATCGACATGGCTTCGAGCCGTTCGCGCCGCCGCTGCGCCTCCAGCGCCTCTCCGGCGCGCACCACCGCGCTCACCGCCCTGGCCTGCCGTTCCGCCTCCCCCGCTTCGCCCCGCGCCAGCGCCGACAGCGCCGGCTCAAGCCGCGGGTCGTCACACCCCGGTCCGGCGAACACCATGTCCTCGCCCAGCACCCGCCGGGCCGCGTTCAGGCTCTCGCGCAGATAGCTCACCCCCATCCCATGACGCTTGGAGAGGCCCTCGAGGCTCGCCCCCGCCCGCCACGCCGCATAGATCGCCCGCCAGGGCGTGTTCTCTTTTCCCATGTCTCGATCCCTTCTTCCCGACTGTGCCAATCCTAGCCCGGCCCAACCGTCCACCGGATTGAAAGCACAGACTTTTCAGCAAGCTGCGGCAGTATATGGGAATTTTTTCCTGAAACCGGGGGAGAGCGGAGGCGGCTGTCCCCTCAATCGCGTTCTTTTCCGCCCAGAGCCGCCAGCCGCGCGGGCAGATCGGCGCGCGCATGGACGAAATCGGCGATGCTGACGGCATCGGCGGTCTGCACGAAAACGATGAAATGCATCCCGCAGCGCATGAACCGCAGATCTTCGGCGATGTCCGGCGCGAACAGCTCGCGGCAGCTCCGCGACAGGGCTGCGCCTTCGGCCAGCGACCGGCACGCCGCGATCAGCTCATCGCGATACGCATGCGCCTGCCTGTCGCCGAATGTCTGGCGGGTCCAGACCGCGATGGAAGACAATGACCGGGCCGCCCGGCGCGACAGCCGGACCTCACGCGCCAT